AAAATTGCCACAAAATATAAGACAATTACAAACTCCATTTAAACAAGGAGGGTAAGGTATGGATAATACAGAAGAAAAAAAAGAAGAAGGAATGGAAGAAACTTTACCACCAGAAGAAACTGAAGAAACTACAGAAATACAACCATCTGAAAAACCTGAGGAAAAACCTGAAACACCGCCAGAGAAAAAAGATAAAGAATATAACTTCAAAGTTTTAAGAAATGAATTAGAGAAACAAAAGAAATTAGTTGATTATTATGCTAATCTAGCAAAACAAACACAAGTTCAGCCAATTCAACCTCCTTATGATATTCCTAAACAACCATTCCCACAGAATATTCCACAAACTCCTCTTATTCCTACGCCAACAGTGCCTACTCCTTTTGGTTCTGTGCCACCTAATGTTACTCCTACTTCTCCTGCTTTGTCTAAAGATATAACCGAATTTAGTCCTCAAGAAGAAACAGAAATAGCTGAAGCAGATGACCCTGCTGCTAAAGCAAAAGAAATTTTACAAAATAAAATTCGTGCTTATACTGATTATATTTATCAAGTGCAAGGTTTACAACAACCACAAATTTCTCCAACTGATATTGCTCGTTTAGTAGATGAAAAAGTAAGTGAAAAAATAGAAATGGATAGACTGCAAAGAGGATTAGAAGAAGTAAGTCAAAATCCAGAATTTATTGACCTCGTTAAAAAGCATGTAGAACCGACCAAAGATAGATTAGCACCTTTCTGGAACAGTTTTTATGTATTTGGAGAAAATGCAGGTAAGGTTTTATTTGAAGTTTTAAAAGCTTTAGATAAAAGTGAACCTGATGTAGCTAAGGAAGCTTTTAAAGCTGGGCAAAGACAAATTGTTGAGAAATTACAACAAAGAGCAACAGCCCCAACACCACCTATGGGTAGAGTATCTACAAAAACAGAATATACAGCAGAGGATTTAGAAAATATGTCTGTTGATGAGATAATGAATGTTCCACCTGAAATAATAGAGAAGTGGAGAAAAGGGGAATTGGATTAATCTGTTTCTGCTAAATTTTTAAGCTGTCTTAATTTTCTCATAAGTCGTATTTCTTTTTCCTTTTCTAACTGTATCATTTTATACATCTCCTGTTTGCTTAAACGGGCTTTTTCTTTTTCTCGTTCTATTTCTTTTACTCTTTTTTTCACATCCATTTTAGCCAATTCTGTTAACTCTAACACTTTCAAAAGAGGGTTACCAAATTCTTTTGGATACAGCCAACATAATCTACTAACTCCTGTTACTTGTTCTAACTTTTTTGCTAATTCTAAAGAGGGTCTTGTATCCTGATGTGCCCATCTGCATAAAGAGCCAAATGATATACCAGTTGCTTGAGACAATTTCTTTAAAATTTCATAATATTGCTTCCTTAATTTACGGTATTTTCTTTTTGGTTTTTCTATTGGCCCATCAAACCATTTATTCTTCATCGCCAGTGCAACAAATTGTATATACTTGTCCATCAATAGTGCACAATCCTGAAGGGAATGTCCCAATAGGACATAATTCTCCAGCTGGCACTATAATACAAAAGTAAAGAGCAAATAAAAATGTAAGTATTTTTTTCATTTTTACCTCCTAAAATTTAATATACCCAAATACATGGGTGCGGTTTTGTCTTATCTATATCTAAATGAATAAAATTTGCACCTATTCCCATACGCCGTATGCCAAGAATTATAGCAAAAGCAATAATTTTATATCTGAAAGTTGAATTGGGAATATAAATATCCGCTGCAAGTCCTTTTAAATGAGCAGAATTTTCAGAACCACCCACTTTTTTATTGTGTTTTACACATCTAAAACCAGAAGTAATATTCAATGGTTCTCCTATCCAATCCCTTAACTCATCTAGTTTTTTCACAAACTCTTGTCTCATTTCACATCTACCACAACAAGGGCAGGCAAATTCTTCAGGGGTAAAATGCTTAATTTCTTTCCACCATAAAAAATGGGATATTTGAATACTCATATTTTTTTACCTCACTCAACAATAAATAAAACCTCCCTTTATCTGGCACTTCCACCCTTACTTGTTCAAGTTGTTCAGAATTGCCATTGCTTACCCACACCACAGTAGCCTTTTTGCCAGCTATATCAAACAGTTTAGTAAAAAAACTAGGTAAAATTATCACCTTATCACCTACTTTGAAATGGGGCATTGTTTCCCTCCATTTCCAAAATTTTATCTGCAATTATTCTAGCTGTTTCTTTTGCTTGATGATTGATTATTCTCATTATAATATGGTCATCAGCATCTTTAGGTATTTCAGCTTCTTTTATCCATATTTCTTCAAAAGGCCAGTAATGTTTGGTTAATATTTCTTTCATAGCTTTAACTACCCTAATGTCTTCTCTTTCTTTAGACCGCAGAAAGAATGTATATAAATCAATCCCCCGAAATTCCAAATCACACAAAGAGGTAGTATATGGTAAGTTAGCTAACAACCGATAAGCACAATTATCTATAATGCTTCTGTCTGCCACAATTATCTTATCTTTATGTACCAAATAACTAGCAATAGTGCAGTTGTCCAATGCGTCTTCAAACAGACTATAAGCTAAACGGTTAGTAAAAATCTTTTCTTTCCAATTTTGTTTAATGTCCATTTGTTTTAATATACTATCTGCAAACTCACCAACAAAAGCAAATTTATTAGGAGGCAAACAGTATTTAAGAAAAAAGAAAGTAGTTGTCTTGCCAACATTATGGCTACCAGATAGGGCATAAACTTTAATCATGATTTAGCTCCTTTTTAATTCTTTTAATTTGAAAAACACATCCCCATTAAATCTCCCTCCTTTTGTTCCTGATGCCATTATTTGCATATACTTTCTTATTTCTTCTTCAGCTAAATTATCAAATGGCCACCCAAATTTACTTACTTCTTCAGATATAGTAGCTACCTTTTCACCATCTAAATAAATTTTGGCTTCATTTTTCCTTTTGACGTATATCACGCAAAGGACAATACTTTCATTAGCTTGAGAAAGCAGTTTATTTACCACCCATTCAACCTGTTTTTTAACTTTATCAGTCATTGATATCCTCCTACCACTTAAAAGCATTCTCTATTATTCTTACTCTTGTTACCAAGCTAGGATAATCTTCTCCAAATAAATCCAGTGCTTCTTGGCTCATCAAGAAGCGATTTAACCTTTCCACATCTTCCAATTTGATAGAGCTACGCACAAGAGAAATAATTGAATCTACCTGTAATGCAATACGTAACCAATAATCTGTGTCTGGCTTTGTTTGGATTACTTTTTCTGGCATTGCTTACTCCTTTTTAAATAAGTTTCTTACTGAATTTGATATAAATAGTTTTTTACATTCTCCTTCAGCTTTCGTATAAAATTTAGCTACCAACTCTATTTTTTCTAATTCCCTGTCATCATCAAATTCTAAATCTTTTATATCTAAGAAATCCCGATAAGTTTGATAAGCATCATCCATACTATCAGATATCACATATACACTTTTATATTGGCTACCAGAAAACCCCTTAACCGTTACTTTAAAAAGACAAAGTGTATTCATTTATTCCCTCCTTTTTAAATATTCTTCTTCAAATATTTTTGCACAGTCAGGGCATAGAATTTTAGCATGCATATCCAAAGAAAATAAATCACCTTCTTCAAATGCCTTATCAAATTCTTCTTCGGTCAGTTCCCATGTTACATAAAAACATTGTTCAGTAGGAAACCATAATTTCCTACCATGTAGCAAATGGTCGTTGTCACAACGTAGTTTTTTAGGTAATTTGCCTTTTTTATACTCCTTTGACTCTGTTACTGGTTTGGGCTTGCTCCACCTACCACGCCTTGGCCCACAAATAAATCCTTTAATTTCCATTTGCTTTCCTTTTAAATTTCCATTTTCTTTCATCTTTGTCATAATAGTATCCCTGTTTTTTTAGATAAATTGCCAGATTGACAGCATGAACTTTGCAAGCTTTACTAAATTTCATTACACTTCCAAATTCTTTTAATACTTTTTTTATTCCTCCATATCGTTTAAAAGCTTCCCTTGCAAGTCCATGAGGAGCATGATTATACTCTCTAGGTTTAGTTTTAATTCTCAATTTTTTAAGTCCTTGTAAAATTGTAGTTCGTTCAAATCCCCATCTCAATGCCATTTTCTTTGTTCCTTCTTCATTATACTGACGCTCTAGCTCTGTTTTTACTTTTTCAGCATCACATTTGTAATAATAAAATATATGCCAAAGGAAAGAGCCCGCTGAGCTAGCAGTGATAGTAGAGACTATTGCACTTTTCAGTTTCGCAGACAAAGGATAATTAAGCTTATCAGCCCATTCAAATAATTCCTTAGCATCTCTATTTGAAATTTCTAATTTAAGTATTTTATTACGCCTCATTATTTCACATCCACCTACCCATAAACAGTAAAAGGAGAAGGAGCTTTGTCTTTAGTAGGTCTATTTCTTCTTTCCCAATCTTCATTCACCAGTAATTGCAGTGCTTTTATAGTCTTTGAATTGCTAACCGATTTTCGTTTACTTGTCTTTTTATTTTTTATGTATTGATTGAGCCAACATTTCACACAATATTTAGTGCCTGGGATAGCAGGTTTCCCACAAATAGGGCATCTTTCTTGTTCCATCATCTTCCTTTGGTATTTTAATTGTCTTGAAATAATTTCTTTCATAATGGCCTCCATAATTTCTTTAATATGTGTAATCAGTGCTTCTTGCCCTCGTGCTATTGATGCCATCTTCCCCATAATAAATTGGACGCCATACATTTCTGCATCCTCTCCGAGGAGAAAATGGCATACCATACGCATCAAGAATAGCCTCATTCATTTTATGGCACATACTATCAATTCTATTACATATATTTTCAACGATGTCTTTTATTTCTCTAATATCTTTCTTTGTAACCATAATCTGCTTAATTTCTCTAAGCTCTTTCAAAATTTGGTTATATTGTTCTTTAGTTAATTCTTGTTCCATTTCTTCATAATGGCCTCCATTTAATTTATTACCATTTGAACCAGCTTTCTATTACTAATAGAATTCTGTTTAGCACAGCCTTTCTGCAATCATTCCAACCGTCTCTATATGCACGAAGTTCATTTCCAGGGACTTTCCAATGCTTTTTCATTTCTTTAAGGTCTGCTTCAGGGGGCAGGAAGACAAAAAAACAGCAATGTGCATAAACATTCATTATTTTTCTTACAAATGTTTCCCAATTAAGATTTCCACTCCAAATTTTTCTTAGTTCTTCTTCAAAATCCATTGAAGTCTTTATTGCAATCTTTCCTTTTTTAGTTAATTCTTGTTCCATTTTTCCCCCCTCATTTTTATAATTTGAAAAACAGCCTGTAATTGCTGTAACATAACTTCTGCACTCTCCACCCATTCTCCCCAAGTTTTAGCATTACTAACATCTTGCCATGCATTCATTTCTTGCTTTTTGTTACAGCTTCCAAATATTACCCTAAGAGGGCAATGCTTACATAAATCATAATCATCTATATTCAAATGAAAAAAAGTTTGGCAAAGAGGACAATCATCACTAGACCAAACTTCTTTTATTTTTTCAAACATCTTGCCCACTGTAACTGCTTCATTGGGCATTTGTGTTTTTGCCCAATTAATCATCTTTTCCCAATGTTCTATTGATTGAGCGGTTGCTTCTAAAACTTCTTTTAATGGGATTTTCATTTTTCCTTCCTCCTTTATCTAATACGGCTATGTAATTGATTAAGTCTTATTTTTAAACCATCTATTTTTTCTAAGATTCGTATTAAATAGTCTTCAAGAGGAGAAAAGCTTTGTTCGTCGTTATGGCCAATTTCTTTGCATTTTTCTTCAGGCATAGGCAACAAATAAAGAGATAATCTATTGGTTGTAGCTTCAATCAATTCGGCCAAATTATCTAATTCGCTTAGTATTGTTGTTACTTTTTCTATTACTGGATTTTTTGCCGTTACTTCACTCATTTTTTACCTCCTATTTTGAATTATTTTTATTTAGCCGAACTGACCTAAGCATTTCTGCAATTTTTAAAAAAACAAAATCTGCATCAAAGCTATTACTCTCCGCACCGCACTTTTCACACTCCCAATAAACCTTTCCATCACCGTGACTGTCAAACCAAAACCGCTCTTTTAAAGTCTGCTTCCCGCCGCAGACTGGGCAATCAAAGTCTCTGAACTGCATTTACAGTAATTCCTTATTTTTATATTTTTTCTTTAACTCTTTATAAGCCTGCCTTTTTACATCTGCTATTATTTGCCCGCCTATTTTTTGGTAAGTTCTGAAACGAGGACTATACTGATTGCCATATACTTGCCGTCTTAATTGTTTAGCTACTCTTGCATTCATTGTTTTTTCTCCCCCCCCCAATTTATTTCTATGTAATCTTCGCTTTCAAAATCAAATTCTTCATCACTATTATTGCCTATTTCAATGCTAGCTGTCATATTTGTAGCATCAATATCATATATAGTAACAACATTTACATTATCTTTTGGTTCAGGAATATTTAAACCTCTTTCAAGCCTAACCTCTAACCATGCTCTCTTTGCTTCCCATATTTTTTCAAGTGCTTCATCTACTGTTTTACCTTCTGCTCCACAACCACGCAAATCAGGTATTTCTGCAACATAATATCCCTTACCATCATAATCAAAATCCTTTTTAATTACGATATGATAACGTAAGCTGAGATAGTATGATAAATCTTTTTTTAAAACTCCCATACCACATTTTCTCCTTTATAAAACTTTCTTTTAATTATTTTCCCAATTAAATGTAAACTATCACATCCCAATATAAATATATCCACATGCCCGTCTTCTCTTTTGACCCATACTTGCACCATATCTTCTTTACCCCAAGGCACTGTTTGCAAGGCTTTCTTTTTCTCACCCAGCCCTGTATGAAGGGTAGCTTGTATCCATAAGGTAGGCTTATTCTCTTTTTTGGCGATTAAATCCACACAACCAAATATATCGTTTCGTTGGCTGATATAGATTTGCTTCTTCTTGCCAAATTTGTCTTTTGTAACAATCATTCTGCCTACAGGTTTCTGGTTATGAACAACCCAACCCATCTCCTCAAGCCATTTTTTAATCCAGTCTTGGAAGGCTAGTCCTTTCTTTCTCCGAGTATCTTTCATTTATTTCTCCTTTTTTATAATAGGGAATATAAATAATCATTACTTAATTCTTCTTTTTTGGGTTCTAAATAATATTTCAATGCTTGAAATATCTCATCATTTGTAACATCAAACTTTATGCTACTCAAATAATAATCTGAATAATAAAGAAATTCTATTTTCCCATTTTTATTAAATATAAGTTTGATTGAGTTGACTGAGGAGCGGTTAATTATCCACATATCCGCTTTTTTACTATAACTAAAATACTTTTTAGAAAGGTCATTAATAGTATTTTCAATTTCTTCTTTAAGTTTTGGTAAATCAGAAAGATAATAGTTATTTAGAATCCAAATATGAAATGCTCTTTTTAATTTTGTTACAATTTCTTCTAGTGAGAATTTGTGATAATGTAAAAAGAAATCTATATCCATTCGTATAATATTTAAAATATCTATACCATCTTTTTTTATTTCTTTTCTTTTCTTTTCTCTATTTTCTTTTATTCCTGCTACATCAATATTAATTATTTTATATTTAGCTTTATATTCAATCATCTTTTTCTCCCTTTTGGCAATTTTACTTTCCCTTCTTTAGCTAACTTATAAATAAAATATGAATATCCAGGAATAAATTTATCTTGCGATTGGGCTTTTATTATTTCATATATAACCAGCATTTTTTCTTTTTCATTAGTAACCTTTACTCTTTCTCTATTAAGTATATTTATTTTTATAAAGTCTTTAATTTCTCCTGTTACTAAAGAATATTCAATCATATAAAAAACATTATTCAATACAATATCTACTGAAGCCATTTATCTCTCCTTACATATTTTGTAACACATTTTAGTTATCCTCTCCTTCCCTTAATATCTCTTTCAACTGCCCTTTATGATGGCATCCTTCTAAATGAACCAAACGGCCATTTTCTTCAAATTTCAAATAAATCTCTTTTCCTTCTGTATAAAATTCACTCTGCCTAACTTTGGTAAATTGTAAGATTGGATATTCTCTCTTTTTATCTTCACCGTCATACAAGATTTCAAAGCCATAAGCAGGACGCTGTAGTGAGCTTTCTCTACCATAAGGTTTCAATTTTCCATATTCCTCTCTGGCCTGCCAGAATAGAAAGATTAAGCTTTTGTGTCCTTCCTGTAACTTACGAATAAACTTATTTACTCTATCATACCTACCTGTCAAATCTGCCCAATCCCAAATGATTATGCTGTTTTTGCTTATTGCTAAAGGCTTCATAAACGGATCTGTAATAGGGATAAATCTAACCTTTCCTTGTTCTTCCCATTCAATCATTTGTTCTACATCAACTAGTTTAGCAAACCGATAAGCAATATTTTCTTTGCATTCAGAATAGTAATAATGAACAGGCAGTCCTCTTTGTAAATAAAAAAGAGCAATGTTTATAGCAAAATAAGATTTGCCTTGTCCATAACTTGCATATATCAAAATTATATCTGAAGGAAATAATAAACATTTGTATCCTATGCCAAATGGTAAAGGTATTTTAAGTTCAGGCTTCAACATATCTTCAAAGGCAGTAGGTGTGGTGTGTTTGATAATGCGATAGTCTCTTGAATTAACCTTTTCTACTTTACCAAACTCCACGGCTTTATTTAGTATCTTATACGCCGTTGAATATTGGCTACTACTTAATCCAAGAGTTTGCATCATCTCTTTAATGGTAAAAACAAATTCACCGTCATGGTCTTGAAAACTGTCCAAATACTCCAAGACCAACTTTAAAACAGAGCCTCGCTGTGCCATTTAGCGTAAGTCCAGATGTCACTTTTAGTCTTTGATTTTAAAATACTGTTTCAATGCCTGCCTTATTATGTAACTCCGATTGACATCTTTTTTCTCACACTCTTTGTCAATCCTTACCAAGTAATCAAGAGGTAGAGAAACTGTTACCGTGGTATTTCTTCCTCGTTGCATTTTCATTCGCTTTACCCTCCTTTATTGAAATAAGTTTTTCTTTTATTTCAAGTTTGCTTAATAAATTGAAATAATGTTTATTTTTCATCTCCTTTAATCTTTTTTAATTCCATTGGATGCAAATAAAATGTATCACAGTCTTCAAAATATATATTATTCAATAGTTTCACCTTGATTGAATGTTCGGTTATTTTAATTACTTTTGCTAGCATGTCTTCAATATCATATATCTTTGCGATAGGGCAGGGCAAAATCTTCACAATGTCTCCTACTTTAAAAGGTTGTTCCATTTTAAATCTCCTTATACTATTTACATTTCATTTGCTAATTTCTCTAAAGCTCTTTTCAAATACTGTTTCATAACATCATCATCCAAAAAGCTATCAAAGCCTGTCCCTAATTTTCCCCCAATGATTTCTTTACCATTTACGGCATCCATGATATTATCAGTTTTTTTTGAAGATACTCTGATACTTAATATTCCCCATCTATATCTTACATAGACCATCCTACCATCCATTAGCTTTACTTCCCATTGGCTGGGGCAAGTCTCAGATGTTCTCTTGATGTATTTAATGCCGACAATTTGCCGTGTCATTTCAATAAAATAATTTAATTACGTGAAAAAGTTTGAATTTGCTAACCTCTCTACAATTCATTAAAAAATTAACCAATTTTACTTCGTTATTCAAACTTTGAATTTCACCACTCGTGCTAAGTATCCAATATACCATTTTTAAAAACACCTTTTAAAATTCTGCTCAAAATGTATCGGGGGTAGTAGTAATAAATATAATATATTATTCTGTTTCATCCTTTTCAATTTCATCTATTATTTTTTTAATATCATCTAAACTTTCTGCTGAAATAGATACCGTCTCGTTCTTTGTAGCTGTATATCTTTTATTTTTTAAAAAGATTTTATAGCCTTTATATACTTCTATAAAAGTCTTCATTTAAAACTCCGCCATATTTTGTTTCTGAGCAAGGTTTAATGGCCTAGACATACTTTTATATGTCTTTGAGGTAGAAACTGGCTCAGCGTTGAAATATGTGCGTCTGAGAGCGGATGAGCTGTTTATTAGATACCTGATTTCAAATTGGCCTTTCATTTTTATTTCTATTTATAATCCAATAAAAAATCTAATCTGAATGCCATTGTCTCCTCCATGTTGTTTATAATAAAACAACTAATTTATTTTGTCAACCCTTTGGTCTAATTTTTTTAAGAATAATTTTTTTCCCTTCCTGAGTGATTTTAACGCCTGTTATAAAATAATTTGCTTTTCTTAATTGCCTCCACCATTTCGTTGCTATTTCGCTATCGGAAGAACTAATTGTGTAAGGCTTATTATAATTATAGGCATTCATTACTCGTAACAGTGCATTATATTCCATATCATTTGGATTAGGTAGTTTACAATCTTTTATTTTAAATCTGTCATAAGGGGTTGGTTGAGGTTCTTCTGGATGTTCATGGTGGTATTTAATTCTTACTTTGTTTATGACTTGTTGAGAGGAAAGTATCCCTTTTTTCAATTTGTCATATAGAAAAAGACAAAAGGCGGCAAAGCAATTCTTTCTGCCTCTTAACTTGCAAAAGTTTTCTACTGCCTCAATAAATTCCAAATCTGTATAATCGTCGCTAATAGTGATTAGTCTCATCATTTCTTTCTCATGAACCACCACATCATTTTGTTTGGCAATGTCCTTAAAGATTTCAAGCCTGCTGTCTGGGTTGTGCATTGTTTTTGTCCTCTGATAATTTTCTAACTTTTATACTTTTAGGCACCACTGAACGAGCATAGGACTTAAAAAGATTAATAAGTTTATCTATTTTCTCCAATTCTTCCCAAGTAGCACCACAACAATCCCCTGAATTAGAAATTAGTTTTGCTATTTCTCGCTTAATTTTTTGCATGGTTTATCTCTTTTTTTTATATTTTTCTATTTTCTCTAATATTCGTTTGTTCAATTCTTCTTCTAACCGTCCAGCCTTAGCTAACTTCCATAAAATATAAGTATATTGGAATGTAGATATAATACTAGAAGGATTGAATTTTAATACAATGAAATTCTCTATATCTTCTTTGCCTTCTAGAGGTATAAAATCATTCATGGTTATCTCTCCTTAAATCTAAATAAGCCCTTCTGAGAAGTTTTAAATCTTGGATATATTCTGGGCAATAGTCGTTGTTCTTTAGAGCTTCATTGTAATTAATTTCGTTTGTAATATCCTTATAAACCTCGTGATGAAGCCATTTTAAAGCAACTTCAAAAGCTATTTTGTAGTCCATAATTTTCTCCTAAACATCCTTTAAAACGCCTGAAACAAAAGGCTTAATGTGGCTATCATACAGCCCGTCTTTTTCTTCCTCACCAGTTGCCCAGACTTTTTCAGGTCTAGAATATTGAACCCCTGGTTTATCTTCCCACCGCCGTTGAGCAAGGAAGGTGCTTGGATATATTATATATTCTAGTTCCATATTAGGCCATTCATATTTTAAATAATTTTCTAAGCCTTCCATTATTTGGTTGAATAAGGCTTCATCAGGATTTATCTTTAACCACTCTGCTAAAGCTCCTACTTTGTTCACTTTTCTAGGATACTTTAACCAAAACTTTTCAAATAAAATTCTTTGCTTTTTAATGTTTTCTGGTGATAAATTATCTGGTGGTTTATAGCTAGGTGAGTTGTTTTTAGGAGTAGGTGAATTTGGTTTTTCTTTTCCACTGATGAATTCACTTTTCTTATTTGAATGTTTAGAGCTATATAGTTTATTATTTATATTATTTTTTTTATTATTACTAAAAGAATTATTTAAAGAAGATTTTATATTTGTAGTATTCTCTGTAGTATTCTCTGTAGTATTCTCTGTATTTGTCTTAACTTCAGGAGAAGGAGGTGGTAACTTTGAAGTAGGGGGGTGGTTACTTTGAAGTAAAGAGGTATTTACTTCGGAGTTAGGAGGTGGTGATTCTGAAGTAGGAAGGTGGTTATTTTGAGGTAAAGAGGAGGTTTTTTTAGATTTGCGTTGGTCGTATGTAATTTTAAGGACATTATCAATAATTGGTTCTATAAACATGACATTTGAAAATTTTAACCCTTCGTTAGTTTCTATTGTTTTAAATTCTCTTTTGATAAGTTTTAATCTTACTAAATCATCAAAGGCTCTTTTAACTTGTATTTTTGTAAAGCCAAATAAATCCACATAAGACTGGTAATTCTTTTGTAATTTATCAGCTTTGAACTTTTGTCTATAACCAATTGGTTCACCTGTTTCTGGATTTCTTTCTTCAACTGGCCTATACCAAAAAACAATGTCCGCCAATAATGTTATAGCTACATGATTTACTGTTCCTTTTTCAGTTTTTATATATCTATACCAACTTAAAGGGACAGTATTACCAGGAAGTTCAACGCCAATTAGTTTTTTACATTGTTCATTTATTTCATTTCTCATTTAACTCCTCCTGAAATATATCATGAAATTTTTTATGGCAATTATCACATAGCACTATCAAATCTTTTTTCCATGTTAAATATTCTCTCCCTCTATTTTCATAGGTTTTATGATGAACATTTAAATTTTGGTCTGAACCACATAACGAGCAAGTAGGGTTTTTCCATTTGACATATCTAGATACAACTCGCCAATAAAGGGTTTTAAGAAAATTTTTATAAGGCATACTGGTTAAGATTTCTATATCTTTTTCGGTTATTAAATCAAATAATAAATAAAAGTCACAAGCTGGAGTATTTTTACCTGTCCCAAAATTTGCTAGTTTTCTATGTTGTCTTTCTTTTTCTCTTTTTTGGCGTTCTAATTCAGCTCTTTCTTCTCTTTCTTTGCGTTTTTCGTCTCGTATTTTTTTACATTCAGGACAAATTGCATTCTTAAAATCCCATTTATTATTCACAATTATAGTTTTTCCACAAACTAAACAAGTAGTTTCGTATTGTCTTAGCTTTAAAAATTCTCTTACTCTGTTAAAGACTTCTGTTTGATTTACTTCAATAGGCACTAATAAACAGGCTTCTTTTAATGCTTCTTCCCATTTTTCCATTTTAATTCCCTAAAAACAAAAAAACCCACACAGACAGAACAAGACTTTTTGACATGAGCGGAGGCCAAAAGATAGCCTTGCCTGCCTGTGCGGGTTTTATTTCTAAGATACCCTCCGCTCATCTTGATTTATTCTTACCAAATTATTTTTAATTTGTCAATCTTTCTCAAATGGGAAAAGAGTTACATAAGGTCCATTGAGAAAATATGCTATATATACTGGCAAAGAGCTTATATCTTTATTAACTTTTTTCTCTAGTTTACTTAAGACTTCGTTTACTGTTTTGCCTTCGGCATTACAACCACAAAAATTTGCCTCAAACCGTATAGAAATTTGACAAGTTTTATCAACATCAAATTCATCTAATTCTTCACATTTCGTATATCTTTTAACCAAGATATATGTTATTTTTGGAAATTTCTTTTTCAAAGATTTCAAAAATTCTAATTCAGCCATTGCTGCTTCTCGCATTCCTTCAAGGTCTTTAATCTCCCATGCACACCAAAAACGGTGATAAGGTGTTTTACGGCATTCTGTAAAACCAGTTGCTATTTTAACAGGACATTTAACGCATTTGTTTTTTAAATATAACTCGCATAATGCGCAATTGTATTGTCCTTTTTCAAGTCTCTCATCATATTCCTCAAAACTGCTAATTTTTTCTAAATGTTCAACTATATCTCTCCATTTCTCAATACCCAAATCAAGTGGGTCTTCACCTTTCATTAACCTTTTAATCATTTCTTTACGGGTCATTTTATCCTCCATATTCAAAATTGCCCACACAGACAAACAGGCAAGAAAGGGAGGAGGAAAGGTGGGACCTGTTTGCCCGTGTAGGCTATGATTTAAAATAATTCCTCTAATTCCTTTGCCTTAGTATCAATGATTAAATAAACTTCCGTTGCTATTTCTTCGTTTGGAATGTCATAAATGCTGTTATAGCCTTTCTCTTTTAAAACTTCATTTACCAATTCATGGTCATAATTTGATAATTGCTCTTCAAGTTCTATTAACCACTGTGCAGGTTGAGTTTTCTTTTCTGGTTTAGCTTTAGGCTTTGGAGAAGGAGTAGCAGGCTTGTTTTTTGCTTCCCATTGTTTAAACTTCTCTATAAAACTATCCATTTTCTTGAAGGCTTTTTCTTTCACATAATCCACTGAGCAATTAACACTTTTAGCTACCGTTTCAATATATTCTTCCACCTTTTTTTTATCCAAATCCATTTCAGTGATTATATCATCAAAACTTAATTCTTTTTCAGGTGCAGGAGCTTGATTTTCAATTTGTTTAGGCTTTTCTTCCTTTTTTTCTTTAGCTTCCACATCAATTACTTTGCCTTGAAAAACCTTTTCTTCAGGTTCTTCTACTGAAGGTAATGTAATGTCTTCTTCTTCCTCAGAAATAGCTAATTCTAATTCAGGTGTCTTTGGTTTCATCTTTAACATCTTTAGGATGGCACTTTTCCGCATCATGCTTTCAGGCCATAGATGCCAAGGGCTGTCTTTAGTCCCAAACTTTTCAGCCTTTTGATAAGCTAGGGACATTTTCCTGCGTTTCTCAATTTCTTCCATTGAAATAATATCAAAGTCCACCACGCCATCTTTTTTCCAGAGAGCATAAGCACAAACAGCCTTTCCTCTATTTTTGAATGCTGGTTTATGGTGTAAGTAACCATCAGTGCCAAATTGATAATCAAATTCATCATTCTCATATACCACATGAGCTTCTACATTAGCCCCTGTCACTCTGTAAATTAGCTCAATTAACCCCTGATATCCTTTTTGAGGATTACACTCCAAAGGACGCCCAGGCTTCTTATTGTTATGCCTAGGTATCAAATAGACATTGTCCCCTCCTGGAAGCAGTCCCCATTCTGCACACTTTAGCAAAGCACTAACTATGCTTTCAGGAGTGCATTGATGTAACTTAGGATTTTTTAAAACGGCATTCCAGAAGGCAGCTAACAGAACATTTTTTTTCATTCCCTTGGGTAGCACTTTTAATTTCTCCTCTGTTTCAGGAGAAACTAGCTTAGCCTTGATTACTTCTAATTGATTTTTTTTCATGGCTTACCCTCCTAATAAATTTATTATTTTAAAAGTTAAATCTATTGCTACAACAATACAAGAAAAAACAATGATAGAAGGTAGCACTAAAGTAAAAAAGAAAGTAGCTGGATTTGATTTTTCAGGAAACTTTGCTTTTATTCTAAGTCCAATATTACTAAGCAAAATTAAAAATATAACTACAAAATAACAAAATGTTTTCATCTTTTATTCTCCTTTATCTTTTTTATAACATTTTTCACATAAAAATTTAGATACAAGATTTTTTTGTTCTAATGAACAGACAATATATTTATTATCCTGCATTTTTAAAATACGTCTACATTTACAGCATCTCAAATTTTTATCTTCAGGTTCTTTGTAATAATTAAAAAGCTCTTCACTCATTTTCTTTATCCATCTTTTATTAGAAGTTTCTTCTTCTAATTTAATTGCTTCTTTAAAACACCGATTTGTCAATCCTTGAATTACTGTTTTTAATTGCATGTGAAGGATAAATTCAGGATGTTTGGGTTTGTCTTTATAATAAACCCATTCCTTGTTAATAATTAAAATCTCCATTAACTCATCAATACGAGTTATAGCTTTTCCTTGCTTAAATTTTTTCTTTGCCATTAAACCCTCCTTGTTGAAATTTCTATTTCTTGATAAATTTTAAGGCCATCAATACTTCTTACTCCTGCCCTGATAGCCGCATTAACCTTTTTGCTATCCACCATTAAATATTCTCTTGGTATTTTCTCAAAATCCACTACTTTAAATGTCCAGTGTTTTCTTTCATATACAGTGCCATCTTCCGTGGTTACTTTTAATTTTTCCTTGGGCATGGTAACTTCAGGCAACTTAACTGGTTCAATCCCTTTTTCTTTGGCTTCTTGGTCCAATTGCTTTTGCAGTCTTTTTCTTTCTTCCTCTGCCTTCTTTTCCATTTCACGCCTTTCCATTTCAAGGCGAGTTTTATAGTCTTTCAATTTCAACTTCACTATTTTTTTTGAATTGGTAAGAGGTTTGACAACCTCATTTGCTCTGGCCTTTACTTTTTTAATAAATGTTTTAGGGATAGCTATTCTTTTTTCGCATTCCTCGTTAATTTTCTTTTCATATTTTGCTATTGTAGCCAGTAACTCAGCTGCTTTTTGGCAACTTTCTTCATTTGTTATTTCCAGTGTTTTCACTTTTTCTTCTAACTGAGTAAATCTTTTCTTCCAAACTAAGAAAGCGTTTTGTGCTTCAATCAGAGCTAGATTGGCTCTAAATTCTGTAAACACTCCGTTATTTTTTTGTTGCATTTTTTCCTCCCTTCAATAAGTTTGGATGTTCCCATACATTTCCTATTACTTCCAATGAATAACCTGTTTCTTCTAAGAACCTATCTGGATATTCTTTTAATTTCACGCCTCGTGTTCCTATAACAACTTGTCCTATAATATTTAATTGAGGGTAATCCTTCCAATTTGTTTTTCTTATAATATCCCCCTCATAAATTTCCTTATTCTTCTTGTCCCTCAAACCTATAAATAAATCAGGTTGATTTCCTTTTTCCAACCACTCCCATAAAATTTCTCTATTAGAGAATTTATCTTGTAATAAATCATTTAGCGTAAAATAAATTATAGCATTTCTTTCAGGAATTACTGCCCTAAATTTGATTTCCATTTTTGCCTCCTTTAAATTTATCCTTTCAAATATCTCCACCCATTCAAAAATCCCAGAAATGCTTGAAAAGCCTTGGGAATTTCCTCATCACATACCACATCAACAATAGCAGGTTTCCCGTCCTTTCTAAGTCTCACCGCTGCTACTTTGTCAGGCTTCAATTCTTTAGGCAGAGCATAATAATACGCTGCTAATTGCATGATCCATGCTTTATTAGCTACCTCAGAAGTTTTCAAATCCCATAACCATTTTTCACCTTTCCATTCAACGACCATATCTGGATGTCCGATATAGCCAAACTGCTCATGTTTCACTTCAAACTCAGCTTTGATTAGTTTTACAGGTAACAGGCTTCTAAAAGATTGAATATACCCTTCCAGTTCTCCGTATTCAGGAATAAACAAATTTTCAAGTTCAGCTACACAATACTTATGAATCAACTTACCTCGTTCACAGGCTAATTCCAGTGTGTTATTTGAGACAGGAAATTCTAAGAAAGGCGATATTACCTCTGTGACCCTTGGATAACGCATAATTTACTCTCTTAAACCAAGTCTTTTATTGTCTTTTTCTAGAACTTCATGCAAATAAGAGCTAATTCTTTCAATCTCAGGAGCAGAAAGCTGTTTCTCTTTAGGCAAAAGATTATTTAAGGCATAAAAGAAATTATGTATTCTGCGGTTATAACCAATAGCAATCCATTTACCATTACTTTTTATGTAATTATGACTTTCCCAAGGCATAATTTCCTCCTTATTCTATGACGCATTTCTTAAAATATTTCTTCAATTATTGTGTTTAACCAATTGGGAGGAGTTCCCTTTTCATCTTTATAAAGACAAAAACCATGCGGACAACAATTTGGCTCTTTTGAGGCATCATAATAGAGGTAAGGGCAAAGACCATCACAGGCTATTTTACATTCAGGATGAGGAAATGAATCTTCATATTTTTCATATACAATCTGTCCAATTTTGTTGTTTTTATTCCATAGGGTGAGTTTAATGATTTTAGAATCACCTGCATTACTGCTTCTTGATGAGTATTCAAGCAGATAAAATTTTTCAGGGAGCTTTTTCCAATTCCCTGTTTGTTCTTTATTAACAGGCTCAATATCAGGATAAGGACTGCGGAAATAACAATCTAGAATTTCTCTATATTTCCAATTTGGTATATCCATTTCAAACCCTTTGATATTTCTGCGACTATGCCTCACACCGTAATCAGTAACATTTTTAGTAAAGAAAACAGGAAATCCATTGTAAGTTTTTGGTATTTCTTTTTCCATTGTTTCCTCCTCCTTTCTATTTATTAACTATGATGAGTTAAGTTTTCTGTCAAAATTTCTTAATTAACACCTCTTTTACTCCACAAAACTATGATTGCAAATAATACATCCTGTAATACGGCCATCTGACATAATGAAAGCTCCACAGCTAGGACAACTATCCCATTCAAACAGGTTATATTTTTGTTGCACTTTTTCCAAATGCCCCGTTTCCCATAACTCTACCACTTCAGAAGCTTCTTTTTCAGTGAGGCCTCTGAAATGATAGTCCATCCGCCGTGCTATAACTCGTTTCTCATTCATTTTAAATTTCCTCCCTTTTTAATAAATTATAAAGGTCTGTAAATAAACTGCGAGGTATTAAGGCAAAGTCATCAGGTGGTATTGTGAGGTCAACCGCTTCTATTTGGTCTAAAAAATCTTCATAATTTTTAAAGCCCCGCCTCACTATATTTATTAAAATTTGTAGAAATGCTTTATTTTTCATTACTCTTGAGATTTCTTCTCTTTTATAATATTTGAATAATCTATTGAGGCTTGCTAACGGATACTCGGAGCCAGTATAAAAACTATCTCCTATAATTTGTGCTTTCATAAAATCTTTACTTAAATAAATTTCAGAAACTTCCCATGCATTATTCTTTTGTAATTCAATTCCTAATTTAATATGAGCAAAATCAAAACTTTCAACTAATTCTTTTAAAGAAGGTTTAAAATATTTACAAAATTGTAAAATTGTTTTGTTAAAAGTAACAGTAATTGCATTTGTAGTTATAATTGTAGCCTTCTTTTTTAATTTTTTTTCTGCTTCTAAAAAATCTTTTTCCCTTTTAAAGAAAAAATCATAATCTTTCGGAGTAGAAGCATTTAAAGAGTTCCCAGCCAGATAAATAGATTTTAGTTCTAAATAATTAAGAAAATTGAATATCTTTTTATTCTCCAATCGCTTTTTAATTCTTTGTTTTATTATTTCTTTCTCATTCATTTTGGCCTCCCTTAAAGAAATTTTATTTCTATTGGATATTTTTGAGATATTACAAAACACACAATATCTTCAGTTAACCTTGGAATAATAATTTTAGCCAAAAAATCAGTGATTTTTTCAACTTTGCCTATTCCAAGTTTTATATTGCTTTGTGTAGAAATAATTTCCACAAATCTAGAAACTTTATCTACATTTATTATTACCTCGTCAGCTTTAATCATCATTTTGGCCCCCTTAAATATAAACATTCAAAGCAATGCTTTTTTTAAATCTTTTATATTTAAAACTCTTGCACCATATACTGCCTTTGTCTATCCAACCTAAATAATCTGCATTATGAGAAGAATAAAGATAGACATTAATTTTATCATAGGACAGCGGAACAATAATAGGTTCTTTCCAATGCAAATTTGGGTAATAATAACAAAATACACCTTCTTCACTGATTTTAATGTTTTTTAATTCGCCCATTTTCTCCTCCCTTTTTCTTTAATTATAAAACAATTAAATTTTTTTGTCAAGGTTCTTTCACAAATAATTTAGTCTAGTTTTCCCCAAATTACCCAGACATTTGTCTTAGGTGTGTAGAGAATAGTAATCCGCTTTATCTTAGCGGTTTTACATTTTTGTTTCACAAAGTATTGTGCTATCTTTATGGTATCCATAGGAGATAAATTAGGTTCAAGAGAAATAGAGGTTTTGTAGGTATTCCCGACAATGCTTTTAGTGAATACCCAGTTAGCAGGTGTAGTGTTCACTTGTAAATTGTGGTTGTGAGGAAGTTTTATTTTTTGCCAGATATGGAAGGATAAAATCACAGAGGCAATCCATAAAATAATTAACATGACAATTAGATTTTTCATCTCACAAGCTCCTTTTTTATTTTTCAAAACAGGTAAAAGTAGCCTTTTCCCATTCTAATAATGTCTCTTTTAAACATTCCATTTCAGTTTCTATCTGGCAAACAACGCATAATTTCCCAAAGTGAAGATCATATTTCCAAGAGGTGCACCAAACATTACCTTTTTCTAATACTCCAATATAATTTATACCGCTATACATTATTACTTTTAATGTAGAATAAGAAAGAGGCACGCCTATAATTTTATTACCGCAAAAATATATTATAATAGTTTTACGTTCTGTTACATGAATATTATATAGGTTCATCTCACAAGCTCCTTTTTGGTTTGTTTTATTAAATATGAGAGAATGTGAAAAAGGGTCAGGTTTTCAGGGTCTGTTTCACATACACAAGCGACAAAGTTTAACAAGATAAGATAACCATCTCTAAATTTTTTGATATTTTCTTTATAAAGCCATATAGTAGGCATGACCTGATGTTCTACATCAAGCAGATTTATTTCTTTAAATTTGATATTTTCAGGCCATTCTATTGTTTGTAATGCTTCATATAATTTTAAATGCTTCATATTTTTTCTCCTTGTTTATTCAACTAATTCTTGCTCTAATTTTCTGCACTGCTTATCTGAGACAATTTCAAATTTTTTTCTAAATGCCTTATTTGCTATCATTCTTCTAAATCCTTTTAGATGTGAACAATGCCCAACTCGGACAAATCCTATTTTAGGCAATTTCTTTTTTTGATATTTTTCTTTATACATTTTAGCCTCCTTTAACTGTTTATCCACTTACAAATAATCCACCCACATAACCAAAACATTATTAAAAAGCCGAAAAAATCAATCATTTTTGCTTCCTCCTTTTTTGTTTTTTCTTTAGTAGTTTTTTGAAATATTTTCTTTTTTTACTAGAAGGATTTTTATGAAGTAAAACACCATAATCTTTTAAAAATTGTGCTAATATTTCTTCATCTGTTTTGTCTTTCATTTTTGCTTCCTCCTTGTGTTTTTTGCAATTTCATTTCTTCTCCTTCTTTTAAGGACACATTTTGTAAAGTGCCCTCTTTTTCTGCTAGAAGGCTTTTTATTGAGTAAATCACTATATTTTTCAAAAAATTCTGTTAACAGTTGTTGATATGTTTTAGTATCCATTTTATTACCTCCTTTTGCAAACAATTTAGTCTAGTTTTTTATTTAATCTCCCTATTTTCAAGTTCGTCCTCTGCACCGTTAACTTTGTTTTTTCTTTGTATTTCTCTGATTTCTTCTTTAAGATAATAAATAGCACTTTCAATATTATTTAACTCCCTTTTTTTGCTACTTCAGTCATCATATTCTGAGATTTTTCTATTATTTCTTTTGTTTTTAACAACCTATTTAAAGTTTCTATTTGCCACATCTCCAAACCTCCTTTTTAAATCTCGTCTACCCGACAAGCTACAACAAGCTTGCCGAATTTGACTTTATATTTCCATGACGAGCAATGTATAAAACCATTTCGGATGATCCCGATAAAACAATATCCCTTATATATCCATACCTCCATTGCACTATACGCTAAAGGAGCTTCACCATTAGAACGGTAGTGCTCGTCTATGAAAGATATTGTAGTTTTGTTTTCTTGAACATGAATGTAAAAAGTAGCCATTTCAATCCTCCTTTCAAAATAAAAAAGCCCGATGCTCCAAAAGGAACACCGAGCCTTTTAAGGGTGGGTGTTAAATTACTTATGCTAAGCCCAAAACTCTGTCAATTTCTTCATCTGTTATTTTCAAATCTAAATGCTCTGCATACTCTTTTAACTCAATTTCATTGTCAAAACTCTCAAGTAATAATCGTTTTGCTTCAGCTTCAGAAACTTCTTCGGGTGCGTGAGAATGAAAGAATTGATTACCCGTTCCGTCATGAATAATTAAGTAAAGCTTTCCCCGATACCGTGCTAGCCATTTAGCACCGTTGGGGAAATCATACCAACCCAAACATACATACGCTCCTTTCTCTAAGATTCTCTTACTTTTTGCGTTTCTTAAGCTTTTTTCTAACATTGTTACTTACCTCCTTTCAAATAAATTTAGCTAAATTATTTACTTCCTTTTTGGTAAATCGTGAAAGTGGAGCATAAGGCCGTTTCCTGCACCAAATGTCAATTATGGCTTTAGCAAGTAGATAGTTATCTTCTAGCATCTCATCCGATAATGCACCGCTATTCAGTGCTTGCTGAGCCATTTCATACATTGTTTGTTTTGAATTTTCTAGCATTTCGTTTATTTGCTTCTTTACCTGTTTAAATTTTTGTTCTTTAGTCATTTTTGTCTCCTCCCTTATTATTTATTATTTCCCAAAAATCGGCAGAATACTCTACAACTTTTTTATTGCTTAGTTTGATTTTTGCGACAACTCCATAGGCTTCAGTATAACCGGTGATTTTAACAATTTTACCTCTTTCCTCTTTGTGGTCTCCTTTTATAAGGATAACTTCCTTCCCAATCAAATTAAATGTTTGCATTGTTACTCCCCTCCTTTCTTCAAAATTCTTCAAAATTTTTTCCGTCGCCCGCTCAGCGCCAATTAAGTGACGCCGCAAGGTGACGATTTCAGACCGAAGTTTCGCAAGGCATTCGGGGCACATAACATAAATAGTGCCCGTGCCTTGCTTGCTTCCTAAAACCCGTTTGCACCACATACATTTAATCATGCTCACCTCCTTTTATTTCAATGGAATGACTATTCCGTTATATCTCCAAGATTTAAGCTTTTCTAAATCAGAATGAAGACATAAGGGCATCCCTCTAGGGTCTGAGCAAATATCCACATGAAGTTCCCATTTTTTAGCTATTTCTTTGACTTTCTTTTCAAGTTTTATCACTCTTTTTTTTGTCTAGAAGTTAAGCTAGAGTTGCAGCGCTGAGTGTATAGATTATGTAGAGAGCGAGCCAGCTTTTTTAATTCTTCATAATTCGCCAAAAACTCTTTTAAATCTTCAATGTTTTTGATGCTTTTCATTTTGTCTCACCTCCTTTCTTTCAAAAATTAAAAAAGGCCGAGCCAACAGGCTTAATGCCTGCTGAAACTCGGCCTTGCTTTGCTTAAAAGCGGTGCTGTGCCGTATTAGTTCATTTTTACATTCAAGATAATTGCTACCATTTTAATAACATCAACATTGCTTTTGCGGAGAACGTCCTCAATCCTCCGTCTCACTTTTTTAATATCAACTTTTATTTTCTTAGAAGTTAAAATATAGTCAGCTATTTCCAATTTAGTATTTGCACCAAGTTTTATAAGTTTGTTTGTTACATTTTTGGCAAAGTTTATTGCTTCGGAAACTTCACTATACGGCTCAATCCTTTGAATAAGCCAATCTTGGTCTCCAAAATTAAAACTAAAACGTTCTTGGCTTGTGCAACCTAGCTTGAGTGCTTTGTTTAATTCATATACCGAACAGGGTAATTCCTGGGCGTTTAGGATTTCAACACCGTAGTTTTTGCTTTTCCCTTGAAAAACTCTTACCTTTAACATCCTTCTCCTCCTTCCCTTCCCTTTTTTTTACAATTTTCACATCTTCCCTCATACCAATAAATCATTACTTTATCACCTCCCTTTCTTATGATACCCCAATTCTACTACAACTAAATTTTGTTGTCAAGCCCTATTTTATTTCCCCTCAAACCCACACCACACAAGCCTTTGAACAAAACTCGCACATATTTAACTTGTAAGCTTGATTAAAACTTCAACGCAATACTTTATATGCCTTTGCGTTCAAACTTTGCTTAGAATTGAAATATGAAGCTGTCAAACTCTTTATTTACTGACTTGCTTGAATTACTTGCAAAATCAATCTTACTTCTTTTCATCTGTTCTGAATAAAATTAAAACTGTTCTTACTCTTAAACAATTCTTAATTTAGAATCATTCTAAACTAACACTCATTTTAAATGATATGTTTCCCTTGTTTTTGTAGAAATAGCCTGCATTATAAGAGATATGGCTTATTAAATAATAAAGGAGAAAGAATGCCCTGCTCTCGTTAACCTCGTTAACCTCGTTAGTTAACCATTATTCTCAATAAAGCTCGTTATTCTCTTTATTTAACCAATTTAGTTCAATAAAGCTCGTTATTCTCGTTAACCTCCGTTATTTTACGTTAACCAGCTAGTTTAGTCTAGGAAAGTGCCAGAAGGTTAACCGGCTGATTTAGACATAAAAAAGCCCAAGCCAGAGCGACTTGGGCAGTGGAGGGTGAGGTTTGGGTTTACTTTTCTTCGACCCAGACCTCGTAAAGGCCGTCGTCTGCTCTAAAGTAGCAGACTTCAATAAAACGGCCACTGGCCATAAGCTCAGAGGCCAAATCTTCGGCCTCTTTGAACGTATCTACTATTGCGACTCTCTTCCTCATTTACCTCACCTCCTCCCTTGCTTGATTTACCCTTATTCTACCACAATTGACTTTTTCAAGTCAAACTATGCCTATGTGCCGTAGTGCCCAAGCTTTTTTGAAAGCAGAGTGCTACCCTTGTGCAGTTTTGTTTAGTTTTATCTGTGCCTGTAGCCTGCTACCATAGCCAGCACCAAGGGGGGGTAGGAAAAGGCAGGGGTGAAGGGTGTTATGGGGGGTTATATCCTCCCCTCCCTCTCCACGCTATGATTAAGAATGGTTCTTGACAATTAGTTACAAATATGTTATTGGATATATATCTGGCCGTAAAGGGAGTTCGCCACTCCGTTCTTTTAATTCTTTAATTTTCCATTATTTGGCTGTAATAGGTCTCGCCAGCCTAAGGGTGAATAGGTTAACGTACAAACGTGTGAATGTAATAAATTTATATAGGAGGTAAGGTAAGATGGCAGATTGGAAACCTGGGAGTTTAATGTATGCGAAGAGGTATGCCACATCTACCTTTATTGAATACAAAACAGGTATTTGGTGGGATAAGCATGGGTATGTAGGTAAGGATGAGAATAATGTAATACAGTTGATAGAGGATTTTACGAGGGGGCCTGGGAATAGTATGAGGTTTTATTTAACTATGGTCCCTGAAGGAGACCCGATTGTTGATGATGATACTCTTGAAGGCAACGAGATGAATATTACCAATTACCATCAGGATGTAACTCTTCATGAATATCGTGGTGGTATACGTCTTTATGGTAATATGGAAGAGAAGGCAGTTGCCTTTAATATGAGGGAGACAGCGAGGAGAGTATTAGGGATTTGGAAGAGGCAGGAGACAGGTGATGCCATATTTAGTGCATTAGCCAGTTCTCCGACCAAAGTTATATATGGTGGGGATGCTACTTCTACTTCTACTTTAGAGTCTAGTGATTTATGCACTTTAAAGCTTTTATTG